TGAAAAAGATGGGTTACAATTGGAATGAAAAAGAATGTACAAAATTTTTAGAACAAGGTGGCGCAAAGCCAAAAGCAAAATTCAAGGGTATACAAAGCAGACATTGGATTGTACCTTTACCAAAACAACAGGAGCACAAAAATAAAGATGTCAAATTTACTAAACCGAAGGCTGCGTGGGAAGACAATTAAAATATTTGGTCCTCCAGGTACAGGTAAAACAGAAAATTTATTGAAACGTGTGCAACGTTATCTTAGGCAAGGATACTCTCCTGATGAAATCTGTTACGTATCTTTTACAAACAAAGCTGTAAATGAATGTGTTGCAAGAGTAAGACAAAGATTTAAAGAATATGATGAAGATGATTTCAAATATTTTAGAACATTGCACTCTTTGGCTCGGCAGCAGTTTGCTGAAATACCTGTACTAGATCCAAAAGCTGATATGTTAATGTTTCATACTCAATACGGAACTGTAAAAGTGAATTACAAAGAGGGCCATGATGATGCTAAAGTTTATAATAATTGGTCCTTACAAATATATGATAGAGCAAGAAACATGAAGGTAGATCCTGTATGGCTTTACAAACAACAATCTAGAAAAGCTGTGAGGTTACAACAATTCAAATCAATTATAAATGGTTACGAAGAATTTAAGACGATGGAACTGGAGAACGGACAACGAACACCTGACAGATTAGATTTTACCGACATGGTGCAAAGATACATTACTGATGGATTAGTAATACCATTTAAAGTTTTAATGGTTGATGAAGCTCAAGATCTTACACCTTTGCAGTGGGACATGGTTGTAAAGATAGCCGAAGCTGTCGATAGGGTTTACATTGCAGGTGACGATGATCAAGCAATTTACGAATGGAATGGTGCTGATGTCAATTTGTTTCAAACTTTTCCTGGCAAATCATTGGTTTTGAAAAAAAGTGTGCGCTTAAATAAAAATATACATTACTTTTCTAATTGTATTTTGCATTCTATGGGCAGCAATAGAATAGAAAAAGAATTTTATTCTAATGGTAAAGAGGGGTCTATACAAAGATGGAATGGATTGAAAAAAGTGCCTTGGGATTTAGATGGTAGTTGGATGGTGTTGGCTAGAATAAATGACGTAAAAAGAGAGCTGCAGCAGGAGGCGAAGAATCTTGGTTTGTATTATCAAGATCAAAAAAACAATAAATCATTTGACCCGAATCAATTTATGGCAATTCAATTATGGGAGAAAGTTTGCGAGGGTGGTGCGATAGCACGAGAAGAAGCCTGTATCATGTATGAATATTTATTAAACATAGACCACGGATACCGGTCACAGGACAGCAAAAAATGGTCTTTTGCACACCCAAATCAAGTGTTTACTTTTGACGAATTACATTTAAGGTGTGGTATGCGAGACGAGAAAGGTCCTTGGAATCAAGTGTTTAAGAGAAAATTTAAAGATAAAGATAAGCAATATTTTAATAAATTAATGAAAGAAGGTGTGGATCTTACGCAGCCACCTAAAATTATAATTGATACAATACATCAAGTTAAGGGTGGAGAAGCAGATAATGTGGTGCTAGCCAGTAAATGTAACTTTCCATCACATTTTGACAAAAAGAATTTAGCAGAAAAAGTAAAAGAACTTCGAGTTTGGTATACGGGTGTAACTCGATGTAAAAAAAATCTACATCTGCTAGGTACAAACCATCAATACAACTTTCCATTAGGAAAGTATTTTAAATTATACGAGGCAAACTATGTTTAGACAATTAATACTTAGTGCGCTGGAAGATAGATACAACGCACAAATATCTGAGGCCGAGGCTACGCTTAAAATTTATTTAGAAAAGCCTGTAGCAATTGGTGAACACCCGCAGCATATAGAAGAAGCTGATAAGTTAGTTGAAAAAATATCACAAGCTGAAGAGAAAATAAGAATACTGCAGGAGTTTAAATTATGACAAACAAAGATATGTTTGATGATGTGTTTCCGCAAGATAGACAAATTGGAGGATCCCATTACAAATTTTTTACAATTCAACCATATGAATTCATTTCTAAAAATGATTTATCTTTTTTTCAAGGAAACGTTATTAAATATGTTTGCAGGTATAAACATAAAAATGGTATTGAGGATTTAGAAAAAATAAAACATTACTGCGAGTTAGAAATCAAAAAATTAAAAGACACAAAGAAAAAATGACAATACAATATGGATTAGGCATGTTGGCTGTCGGGATAATTGCAATTTTTGTGGCAGCTATTATAACATATTTTATTTTTAAAAAGCTATGACACACCAATTAAATTTTATTTATAATGATTCTGATTGGGTTTGTCCTAATGAATACCCGGATTTAAGACACGCTAAAGAAATAGCAATCGATCTTGAAACTAAAGATCCTAATATAAAAACAAAAGGTGCAGGTTGGGCTACCTTTGATGGACATATCGTAGGTTTTGCTGTGGCTGCATTTGATCAGCAATGGTATTTTCCCATTCATCACGATGCAGGAGGCAACATGGACTCTGCAATTACTACTGCATGGATGCAAGAAGTTTTAAAAACACCAGCCACTAAAATATTTCACAATGCTAGTTATGATGTCGGTTGGCTGCTAGTAAATGGTTTTGAAATTAATGGTCCTATTGTAGATACGATGATAGCTGCTGCACTTATAAATGAAAATAGATTTAGTTTTAGTTTGAATGCATGTGCAAAAGATTATTTAGGAGAAATAAAAAACGAAACATTTTTGAATGAAAAAGCAAAAGAGTGGGGTATTGATGCTAAGGCAGATCTTTGGAAGCTTCCTGCAGGTTATGTGGGTTTTTATGCAGAGCAGGATGCAGGTCTAACATTGAAGCTCTGGCAACGATTTAAAACAGAGATTACGAAACAAAGTCTTAACGATGTGTGGGACATGGAGATGGAGCTGCTGCCTATATTAATTGAAACAAGACGTAGAGGCATAAGAGTGGATGAAGAAAAAGCAGAAAAATTAAAAAAAGAATTTAAAGAGAAAGAACATCTTGTGTTAAAAAAAATAAAACAGGAAACTACTATGAAGCCTGATATTTGGGCTGCAAGATCTGTGGCTCAGGTGTTTGATCGGATAGGTGTTGATTACCCACGGACACCGAAAACCGGAGAACCAAGTTTTACCCAAAACTGGCTAGTGAATTGTAATAACCCGATAGCGCAACTAATAAGAGAAGCAAGAGAAATAAATAAATTCCATTCAACATTCATAGACTCCATTCAAAGATTTGTACATAAAGGTAGAATACATTCTGAAATAAATCAACTTAGATCTGACCAGGGAGGAACAGTTTCTGGTAGGTTGTCATATTCTAACCCTAACTTGCAACAAATACCTGCAAGAAATAAGGAGTTTGGAGATAAGATAAGAAGTTTGTTCTTGCCTGAGGAAGGAAGACAATGGGGTAGTTTTGATTATAGCCAACAAGAACCAAGACTCGTTGCACATTACGCTGCAAGTGTTAATGAAGATTTTAGTGGTGCAGATGAATTTATTGAAGCTTATAAAAACGAAGCTGCCGACTTTCACCAAATAGTAGCTGATATGGCAGG